TGTCTTGGTATAAAATTTATTGTTCCCCCTGTTGTGCTTAGTATTTGCATTTTTATTATTTAAAAAAAAAGGTGGATAAAATTTTCATCCATCCACCCTTAGTCCACCTATTCTATTAGTTTATTTAACTTATAGAACTCATTTAATTTTAACTATTAGTTCCTTGCGTTACAGTAACACCACTAAACCCAGAACCAGCAAAAGCATTAGAAGTAGTTGAACCTTCTAAAAATGGTGCTGCGCTTAGCTCCATTGACTGAAATTGTAATGTGTAGCCAGAGAGGTCACCCATTGCTACTCCAGTGCTAATGTTGCCAGTTACTAGAGAACAACCATGCTCCATTCCAACTAAAAACGCTTCACCAGCATACGTAGAGACAACTATGTGTGGTCTTGATACTGAGAGTAGCTTAAGTTGAACTAAATCTTCTTTGCTTTGTTTTGGTAAAACTAGATTAACAGTCTGCTCTGTAAAAGTTGTTCCATTATCCACACTTGAATTAATTACTTGATCTAATGAGTTACCAGCTCCTTTTACATCATATTGAAAAAAAGTTGGTGTTCCAGCTAAAGCAGTAACCTCTTCTGAAGAAATAGTCAAAGCTCCAAGAGTTCCAAAGTCTGCAAAATACACTTTTGAAATCCCTGCTGAAATGTCTCGACAATTTAAGGCTCGTCCAGCCGATATATTACACGCCACAGTGTTTTAATTTAAATTGTTAATAATTATCCGTAATAAGTAACCTCACCTTTAAATATGGTTTGGATACCCATTTTAAATCTATTTACAAATCTGAAATTCTGGTCTCCTAGCGTTTCAGATGTATCAATAATTTTCAGTTCTGAAAGATCTCCTAAGAAACCGCAACCAAATACTAGATTTGATTTTTGAGCTGCTACCATTTGATTAGCTGGTATTCCAGGCGCTCTAAATATTTTAATTCCATCAAACAATAAATTGGAACCTAAGTCTTGGTTAGATCCTTGATTGTTGTAACCTGACCCTCCGACGCCATTAGCTGCGAAACCGCCGAGCGATCTCAGATAATGCTGGAAAATATCGGCTCCGACATAGATGAAAAAATCATCCTCTGCTAATAAAGAAGATTGATTTGAAGCGACATTATTCACCACTTTTGCAATCTCGTCAACCACATTAGAAGCATTCACACCACCACCAATAGCAGCAATCTTAGCGCCTCCTAAAAGAACAGAGTCATCAGCAGCATAATTAGTTGTGAATCCAGTCAAATTAGCTCCAGTTCCGTCTCCTTGCCAGATCTGAACTTCAATATTTTTAGCAATTTTTTCTAAATAATAAGCTACTATAAAATCAGAATAACTTTTTGGAAGGTCTCTGTCCATCATTCTATTAGACATTTGCTCAGCTAACCAATCCTGTCTAAATGTTCTTACACATTCAGTTTTATTAATTTGGTATTCCTTCATTTCAAGAATAGCCTCAGCTACAGTAACTGTTCCAGCATCTGTATAATCACAGGTTCCAGCTACCATTAAATCATCTCCTAGAGTAATCTTCTTGATTACTTCTTTATGTGCTATGTCAGGATATACAGTCACACCTCCATTTTTAAGAGTGTCTCCAGACATTAAGCTTTTTCCAACAATTTTGTCTTTGTATTCTCCTGTATAGCTAGTACTTACTATATTAGTTGCCATTGTTTTTTGTTTTTATTTTTTGAATAATTCGTAAATTTCTTGTAGAGTAGATTTTGGAGCAATGTTAGAATTGTAAAATATATTACTTTCCGTTTTAGCTTCTGGATTGTGAACAATTGGTTCAGCAATCTCTTCAGATAATTCAACTTCCTCTTTTTCTTTACTACTCATTTTTTCTTCTTCATTTTTCTTAGCAACATATTTTTCAATCATTGCTTTAATTTCTTCCATAGCTAAAGCAAACTCTTCTTTAGTTACATACATTTCTTCTTTTTCCTCTTCTTTTTCCTCGTGTTCTTCCATTTCAGTTTCTTCAACTTTATCTTCAGTAACACTTTCTTCAGATGCCTCAACCTCTTCTTTTTCTTCTTTAGCTGATATGCTCTCTATTAACCCCTCTTCTTTGACTAACAATTCTCTACCATCATCTAACGTATAAGATCCTACAGGAAGAGCTATATTTTCTTCGTCTTCAGATTTAATAAAAACTGATTTCCCTTTTTCAAATGAGTCAGAAACTAGAACAGTTCCATTTTCAAGAGTTAGTTCTTGAAGTTCAACTTTAACTTCCTCATTTAAATTTATTCCAATAACTTCTTTGATTTGACTAAGTATAGTTTGAGCTTTCATAATTACGAGTCGCACAAAAACTCTTTATGATATACTTTTTAGTAAATTATTTTTAGCCTTTTCCTATTCCTTGCGCCCAAAGTGAACCATTACAACACTTTTGATGATAAGTTTTATAGTCAGCACAAAGACAACCTCTTTTTCCACCAAATTTAGCTGTCTTGCTCATCCTGCCTTTTTCAATTTTATCTTTAAATTTTCTCATTTTCTTTATTTTTTTGATGATTTTGGATGTTTTTTTGGCAATAAATCGTAATCTGTAGTGTATTTAGCGTTTTGTGGTCTGCCATTTTTTACTAAATACATATAAGCATTCACTCTAGCATGCGCCCATTGCTTAGCGCTTGTAACTCTAGGACTGTGTGAGGTGTTAAAAGCTCCTAAACCACGTTGAAAAACTGATTTTAGTTGACCTATTGTAACACCATAACCTAATTTTTCCTTATACCTTTCATTAAAATCATTTGCTTTTTTTTGTAATGAAGCTTCGTCTGCTTTGCTCACTTTTGCGCCTCTACTTGTTGAGGCATCTCCCTTAGCTGTCCCTTTTCCTTTTGGGTTTTTGTTGGGAGTTGATGAACCTGGAGCTTTAGGTGATTTTTTGACACCTCCTCTTTCACCAATTTCGGCATAACTATCTTTTTTCTTTACACATTTATGTTTTTGATAGTCTTTCTTATATCCCTTAGGACATTTGTATTTTTTAAGCTCGTGTGTTTCACATGGCATAAACCATTTTTTATCTTTGTACTCATGCACATGAAAGCCAGAACAGTCTAAGCTTCTAGCCATTTCTTCTGCTTTTTCTTGTGTGCTATAAGCCAGTCTGTCATCTATGATAGCAAGGTCATCATTGATAACCATAGAAGCTAAATCTATTTCGCCCAGTTCTTTAAGTTTGCTCTCACTCCATCTTAAACCAGCTTTGCCACCCCATAGTAAATAAGAGATAGTTCCACAGGCTTCATTGTCCCCTTCATCATAGTACTCAGCAGCTCTACTTAAAAAGCTATACATTCTTTTAATTGTGGATACATTGAGCTTACGTTTAGATGCGAGATCAGCACTCCTTATTTTTCCAATATTTGTCGCACATTTATTATTAACCTTTTTATTAAGTTCTCTCCCTCTTTTAGCATTGTTAGTAACAGCTTCTGGATAGTCGTTATAACTTTCTAACTCCACTTTATTTTCTTTTAGTAGCTCTTTAATATTGTCAACTACGTCAGCAGCCTCACTTTCTAAAATAGCTTCCATTTCTTGATTAGTAGAATCCTTTTTAATATTTGCTTTTTGGCTAAAAAAACCTTCAATTGAGAACCCTTTATATCGTTTGCCTTCTTTGATTTCTTCCCATAATTTATCATCAGTTACTTTCATAGAAATAATCCAACTACCTTCAGGTGCATCTAAGTTGTATTTGTCGCTTTTGTCTTTTCCTTCTTTTATCCAGCTTTCAACAACATGAAGACCACTAGCTTTTAGTTCATGTTCAAGGGTTGCGTTACTTTGATTGCCCTTAATTAAAAATAATTCACTAGCTCTTCTAACAGTGTCTTTTGAAAAGAATACATAAAATTTATAATCTCCCCTTTGTCTATAGATCATTTTATTAGGAACTAGAGCTGCACCGAGAACAATTCTTTTTTCTTCATCTACCTTAGCTAATTTAATCCCCTCTTCTGAAAGTGCTATCCATTCCTCCTCAATGGCTGGAGATTCTACTAAAGAAACAGCTTCCACGCCTGTCATCTCTTCATTTTCATCTAAAATTAATTCTACTATTTCCAT